CACTTGTACCCGTTCCTGAAGTAGCCGAGAAATCAATGCCTTTGCCGCTGGTGCCGATGCCTAGGTTGCCGTTGGTTATGGTTAAATCAGCCGTACCAATCTTTGCTCTTTGTGAACCACCCGTAGCGAAGCTGATCTCATCAGCCGCTGAAAAATACACACCCGTATTGGTGTCGCCTGTGGTTGTGATCGCAGGGGCTGATACCGATCCCGCTGGGAAGGTCTGCACTCCCGTGAACGTATTAGCATCCGTAGAAGCTAGTGTTGCCGTTGCCGTGGGCAGGGTAAGCGTTTTATCGCCTGTGGACGTAGCTGGTGCTAGGATCGTGTAGTTATCTGATCCCGAAGCACCACCTTGAATTTTTACCTGTGACAATTTAGATCTCCTTACTTAGCTTCCAATAGCTATACATTTTTAGACGCTTCATAAGCCGCAATGACCTCGGGTGTCCATGCCGCATTGCAGATTGCGACGACATTGGCGGGGATGCCTGTGAGGTCTTGTCCGGGGGTTAAAGATGAACGGTGATATGTCTGGGTTAAGACCTTTTCATCCTCAATGATGCGAGTGGCTTCACGGTAGAGAATGATGCCGTTCTCGGTGACAGTGATTTGGTCTATTACGGTTTGTTTGGTAATCATTTAGGTTCCTTTCCGGTTTAAGAGTCCACTTAAACTAATCAAGATGCAATGTAAGTATAGGAAAAATATAACGTTGCATACGGTCCTATAGTAGTTGTTGAATATAATTGAGTCGTTCCAGCAGAAACGGTCCACAGCAATGATTGATTGGCATTTCCACTGCTAATGCCGCCACCACATCCATCAGCCGTATTGTTAAAGGGTAATCCACCAATGATTTGATTATTTGCGCTTGTTGTTAAAGAAGTAGTTGCAGAAATAGTGCCTGATACAGTTACAATCCTACCAACTTTTGTATATTTCCCGTTTGAACTAAAAGTTCCAACTACGGTTAATGAACCACCAGCTGTCGGTGTCCAAGTCCCTTCCTCATAATCAGCCAGCAACTCACTTGTGCCTGTTCCTGAAGTAGCACTGAAATCAATGCCTTTGCCGCTGGTGCCGATCACTAGGTTGCCTGCAATCGTGAGGTTGTCAGTGGTTTTGTTGTACGTCAGTCCAGAGTCACCGCCATATGCCGAGCCACCATCATTGAAAATAACTTGTGTATCACTGCCAGCTACTGTCGCTACAGTACCCGTGGTCGTAGGCATGGTCAGTGTGACATTACTTGCCACACTAGCGGGAGCGACTAGCTCTACATAATTCGTACCGTTATCCGTATCCTCATACAGCCGTACCGTACCCTGTGACGAGCTTGTCCCGCCAACATCAATCGTACCGCTACCGCTAATTGTTACAGCCATTTTCTATCCCCTTAAACGACAGTCCATACTGAGCCAGACGATACAGTGACCGTAATGCCCGAATTAACCGATACAGGCCCAGCCGATAAAGCGTTATACCCAGCGGCAACCGTGTAATTAGCTGCTACTGTTTGTGAATTAACTATCAATCCATTCAATGCTACCGGAACTTGCGCTTTTAGCTCACCCGTACTTGGCTTATAAAGCAGATTGGCATTGCCCGTGTAAATGGTTGATGCCGTTCCAGAGGTTGTTGATGAGAACAATGGGTAAATATCAGATGCTGTCGTCGTGTCGTTTGCAATAGTGACTGAAGTACCCCCACCACCCACCTTCCAAGCAACACCCCCAGCAGCCGTGCTATCTGCCGTCAAAACATAATCATTAGTTCCAACAGCTAACCGAATGTTGTTAGTGCCGTTAGAAACAATAATGTCGCCCTTAGTAGTCAAAGGAGACAGTGCGTTAAACGCCGCTGTTTGCGTTGTTTGCCCCGTACCACCATTTCCAAGAGCCAGCGTCCCAGTAACTCCCGTGCTTAACGGAAGACCTGTCAGGTTGGTTGCTGTCCCACTTGAAGGCGTACCAAGCGCACCCCCATTAACAACAAAAGCACCGGCTGAACCAACCGCTGTACCAAGCGCAGTTGCTACGTTAGTGCCTAGCCCTGACACCCCTGTAGAAATTGGAAGCCCTGTTGCGTTAGTCAGTGTTCCAGAAGAAGGTGTACCCAGCACACCACCGTTAACAACAAAAGCTCCTGAAGCGCCAACATTATTGCCAAGCGCAGTTGCTACGTTAGTGCCTAACCCCGTCACCCCTGTAGAGATAGGGAGGCCTGTGCAATTAGTTAATGTGCCTGAGCTTGGTGTGCCTAATGCTCCACCGTTATAAAGAACCGTACCGCCTGTACCAAAAGCAACGGAGGAAGCATCAGTGCCTGTAAACGTCAGGGTATTACTTAGGGTTAGTGTCTTACCGTTTGCAATCGTCAGGGTGCCGGTGCTGGTTGTGATCGTCAGCCCGTTGTACTTACCCCCCGTAATATCGCCTGTTGTGTCTGCAATAGTGACTGCGGAGTTTTGCAGTATGCGCCCACTATTATCAAACCTAGCAACAGCGTTATCCGTTGCCGTAGCGGGACCGACCATACCAATGAGTACATAATCAGTGCCGTTAAACGCAACAACCCCAGTCGTACCAGCTAAGAATGTAACGCCTGTTTGCCCAGAAGCTTTAATGGTGATGGATTGCGTACTGCCTGTAGCGTTGATAACGCGATAGGATCGGCTGCTGGAAGGTGCTGTAATAACACGCGTTACCGTACCGCTGGCTGTCCATCGAATCGTTGCATACTGCGCTGTGGTGGTGCTGATATTTGTTAACGTGTCAGTACCTGCCGTATTAGCAAGTGTGACATCAGCATCAGTGCTGATTACCAGTGCGCCTGCAATTGCAATATCAAGATATTGAGTCAGCCCGTTATTGGTGACGTTACCCCATGACCCTGATTCAGTACCAGTATCAATGACAGGAAGACTTAAAAGTGTGGTGGGGGTATAAGCCATTTCACTACCTCATGAGGTCGCTATAGTTTGCCAGTTTGCGCTCTGGGTGTCATCAATAATTTCCCAAAACGGTCTTGATTCATTTGAATCTGCTATGGTTGCATCCTCAAGAACAGAGGAACTTAGCTGTAAGTTAACACTCGGACTATCTACAACTGCGGATGTTTCGGCTATGGACGGATTGTAAACCCCTTGTATTTGATCAGTATCAATACCTGCCGCAGTTTCAGTGACAGTCACACCAAATGCAACGCCGCCAGAAACAACATCAGCAACTGCAAATGTGTCTAAAGCTATCGAATTAAATGTAACCGCACCTGTTGCGGAATCTACACCAGACGCTAATTCTTCAAGTGATGCTAAAAAAGCAGTAAAGGCTTCGTTGGTATCTGCGACTGAAGCCGCTTCAATGACGGAAGTATCATATTCAACACCCCCACCCCAAAGCGTACTACCCCATCCATTAATACCCCAGCCAGACATATCAGGTTGCCGTTAAGCTAAATTGATACGTTACAAGTACAGAGTCTCCACTTACAACAGAGCGATCTCCCGGTGCTTGAAAATCAGCAGCGGAAAATAAAGTGCCCGTATTACCCGGAGATTTAGCAGCCGTATTTGTTAAAAACGCCCCACCTACAACACCAGTATTAGTAATGCTAAAACTTGCTTTGTTTGCGGAGTTAGTAACAACTGAAGGATTAGCCGAAGTAGCGGCGGCAAAAACTGCCGCAGGGCGAACACTGCCTGAATAATCGGTAAACTCAGTCCACCCAAGATGTGACGCCATCGTATCAGCCGCAGCAAAAGAGGTACCCGATGCTGGCCCTGTCACTAAGCCGATATACCACGTTGTAACTTGAGTAGCATTAGCAAGTGCAACACCAGCCATATTTTCTAGTCCAGTGTTAACAACTAGATTATCTGTTGTTTCCTGCCATTTCAGCTTGCCATCCTTGTCATAACACTCAAGGTGGTACTGCCCTTTGGCAACAAGCTGTTCCGTTGGGCGGCTGTTAGCCACTAATCCACCGTGCACCACATCTGTTGATGTCGCCTTTTCCATCATGAAATCCTTAAAACAGAATCAGTTGCGCCCATAGGCGGGAAAGTAATTACAAGATTAGAACCGTTCTTTGTGATCGTGTTACCAAAGCTCAAAACACAAACTGCACGATCCCCGTTTGTCGTATTGTAAATCAGCGCTCCAGCGCAGGAAAGAGTCACGTTGGTGAACGTAAGATCGTCAAAAGACCAATATCCTGTAGTACCTGATGAAAGGGGCGTGATGTTTGTAAGTGCAAGCCCGCCAGTGGTGTAATTGGTTCCACTCGACGATACTTCCCCAGCGGATGTGTACACAGTCGTGCTAGCACTGAGGTCGGCAGTTGCGACGTACAAGGCGAGTTTAAATACATCTCCCGTTGTCCTTGTAAAGTTGTGTAAGCCTTGCGCCACCTCAGCTTTAAAGCTTGTACACATGGTTTGATAAATCGCCATATCAGGTCACCGCCTGCCTATACTGCCCAGACCTGTACGCATCCTGACGTTCCATACCATCACCAAGACGTTTAGCAAGAGCGAGAGCTTCTTTGTAACTTTCTTCAACTTTAGTTGCTAGATCAGGTTCAGCTTTAATAAACAAATACCCTTCGCGCAGTGCTCCATACAGCAATACCGAATCAAAATTGTCCCCAAGCCACGTTGTGCCTGTGGCCGCAACGGTAATGGATTCTGGGTAGTAATAGTAGTGCAGCTCCACCGTATAGGCCGCATCTGGAGTTGGTCCTAACAAAAAAGTAAGTTCATTAGGTAACGCAGAATTTGGGCCAAAAATAGCGTAGTGCCTTGGTCTGCCTATGTGAGCTGCGCCTAACGGTATAGGGTACGCTTCACGAATAAAGTTAACGTCTTTATTCAACAGATAATGGTAACGCCCATTAGCATCAATAACTGCCATTGAATAAGGCGCTAAAAAATCAGCAGGGCATTCAAGGTATCGGTTATTTAACGTCGTTGCCCCTGTAACGTTTTTACGGATCGAAGGGAACTGAACGGAGTTATAGATTCGTTGCTCAGCCTGTCTAATAAATGTCGCAAGCTGCTCATCCGACGTAAACGTCGTGACTGAATCTGAAAACGTAATCGTCGGGAAGTCGTTCTCGACATACCCTCGGATCGCCTTCTTTAACTCCGTGTAATTCACGCCATCGGTCCCCGGCACATTGTGCCTTTAGTTGCAGCCCCAGCCCCACGCATTTTGATGCCAGAGGTTTTAATAGGCTTATCCAACTTGTTTGTGTACGCCCCCACACTCATAGCAAGCGTATTAGAGCTGCTATGGTCAGGACCAAAGCCGGGGTTTTCCTCAGCCTTAGTCTTTTTACCTTTCATGGTGTGAGGTTCAGCGTATACAGAAGCTGGGCCGACTTCTTTACCATCCTTTTTCATGCTATAGCCAGCCATTATCGACCCCTTTGATTTGCAACGCGAGCAAGATTACGGCCCATCTTACGCATATCCATACCTGTAGGGCCACCCTTCTTAAGCTTAGTCAGTGGCTGACCTTTATGCTTGGCTTTCTCATGCTTGTGC